GTTATACTATGCTTCATTTCGTAATATTCATCTGCCGTTGGTCGTTGTCTTTCCTTTGGATTAACCGGCTTAAAAAATCTAACGTCATAAAACGCATATCTTAAAGCATCCATCAAGTGATTGTTTGAATCTTCAGGCTCGTTAATGCCGTTTTCCTGCTTGTCTTTCTTGTAACAATACGATGATAATTCGGCTATTGTATTCTTGCAGGAAGGATGCACGAACATTTTGTATTCCTGAAGCGCCATAATGCCGTTAATTACGCTATCTTTACCTTTTACCGATGCTTGTAGCCTTTGAATACCTAAACGCCTTAAATCATCGTTAGATTTTGGCTCTGCGGCATCCGCACGTATTCTTTCTTTCGCGTAACCTTTACGTTTTATCATTTCGGCTATATCAGAATTAAGCATTTTATGTCCGTAGTGTTCATCGTAAATATAAAGCTCTTTTGTTATTGGGTTAGCTTTAATGCATATAAATGCCGTTGGATCATTAGTGTATCCGTAGTCAAGACCGAAGAATGCATTAAACTGCCACGATTCATCAACCTTTGCCCCGGTATTATCAAAACCTATTCCCAACTCATTATGGTCAAAGTCTTGTACTACCCAATTTTCATAAATTAAGCCTTCGCTTATGCCCCAGTTACCTAAACCTGCAACGTCATACTTGCGCGGGTTCTCTTGCTTCATTCGTTCAAATATCATTTTGTCCGTTTCGTCAAGAAACTCATTAACGGTATAGTTGGTTGTATAAGTGTCAACGTTATCGTTAGGCTTATCAAAAAACCGTTTTTTTAGCCAATGTTCCGCACTCCACGGGTTAAACGTTAATGTTGTTTGTTTAAATAATCCATCAGGCACGTTACCGCGGGGAACAGATAAGTCAAGTTTATCAAAATCCGCCTCGCTTTTAATTTCAAAGGCTTCCTCTACCCACACCCAACAAAGATAGCCCTTCGGTACCGTTGTGGATGCGAGCTTCAGAACATCATCAAAACCCCTGAATAATATCTTTTGTCCTGTGGGCTTATATGTCATTTCCATCGGTGAAACATTATTCTGCCACAGATGGCTGACATTTAACTTTTCCTGCGCCCATTTTAACTGTGCATAAGTGGAATCCTTATGAGTATTAAAAACCGCTCTAACGACTAAAAGATTACTTTCAGGATGTTTCATTAACCGGTAAATATAATTTAATGCCGTTGTGGTTGATTTTTTGCTACCTTTACCGCCCTTTAATACCCGGTATCTTTTTTCACTTTTCCAAAAGTGGCCGTAGCCTGCGCCAATTATGTCGGGTAAAAAAACTTTAATCTTTGATTTCTGCTTCACCGCTTAACACCACCACCGCAGGAGCGCCACCGTGTACGTTTACATTATCAACAAATCCACCTGCGGACCTTGCGCGTAGTTCTGACGCCTTTAGCCTATTTGCCGTTGTTTCTTCTTTGTTGTTCATAACCTCTGTCCAAAAGGCATTTATATCTTCCATAGATGCTATTCTGCTTTTATCAAGTTCCGCATCCCTATCCTTCAAGTACATTTCAAGTTTCTTCAAGTTTTCAAAACCTATTTGTTCAAAGGAATGTTTACTTGTTGCTTTATAGCCTGCCTTTTCTGCCGCTTCTCTTGGGTTAAGCCCTTGCTTATAATAATCAATCCATGCACGTTGTTTATCTGTTAATCTATCTATGTTATTTCACCTGCTCTTTTTTCAACATCCCGCCCACCATCCGCTATTTGATTTAATCTTATAAAACAGCCATTAGCCTAATAAGGCTTGGTGGATGCTGTTATGGTACAACATCCGAAACCTATAATACAAAGAAAAGGAAAGATGATGCCTTGCATCGTATTAAGCGTAACACAGATCAAGGGGTATTGAGGTGTAGAGTTTTACAAAAAAAGAAGGTTTTTTAAACCTTCCTTTTATAGTTTTAAATTTTTAAGCGCAACACCGTGAACACCTTTCACCCAATCGTATGAATATCCCATCACGTTTGCTATTTGCCAAAGCAACAACCGGTGCCTTTTTCCGTTCTTAATATCACCGATATAGTGCAACCACAGCACGCGTCTTTCGTGCATATTTGTCATATTCATTACTGCTTGTTCTATTTGCACTAATTTTTCAATCAATGTCATTTTTTCAATCTCATACAGTTCCCTCAGAACAGGATTTTCGCAAACCGATAACTCTTTTCGCAAATCGTTAACGCGATCTTCCGCTGCTCCAAACTGTTGGAGTATTGCTTTTTTTCTTTTACTGTCCATATTCACCCAGCCCTTCAACATAACACCAACTCTGAGGCGGTCTTGTTAAATACTTTCTGCCACCTTGACATTGATTGCAAGGCTCGCTTTCGCAAGGTGTATCATAATATCTGCACTTTCCGCAATCTTCATTTTCAACAACCATATAAAACTCGCCCAACTTTTTCGGCTTGTCATAGATTTTAAGGTTTGATATGTGCCAAGCGAATATCGGTTTTCCATTGGCATAACCGCATACTTCATCATACGATAAACACGATTGACTTTGTAAATAGTCTGAAAAAGGAGCAATCCAATAACCGCCTGTTATACTATCACATACAAACTCGCCTATGACTTGTCCTTTACCTCTTGCGTATACTGTAGGCAAATCGCCGTCTAAATCAACAATAATTTTGTTTTTGTTTACGGCTTTTGTTTCGTATATGTAGCACTTAAACGGTACTTCAAGTTTCGGCTTACTCTTGCGTACTTCTATCGTTTTTTTACTGCTTGCAATTAGTTCACACCATTTAGGATGAATTGATATTAAAACTGATTTCACTTAATCACCCCTTTGCCTTCGGTTCATATGCTCTTGTTTTAGAAAAATAGTGTTTGCACCTTTCAAGCCCCTCTGTGCCTTTATAAAAATCTTGATACGGGCAAACGCACTTATGAATACATTGTCTGCACCTTTGTTTGTTGGTTAACGCTTTCATTTACTATCACCCACCATTTCTTTTAAAAGGTTGTCAATATCGTGCCATATGTAATGTGCATATAAAGTTTCATAGGCTTCATATTTTGCATATTTTTCTTTCAGTTTTTCCGCAAACTCTTTCACCGCTTCGGCTGATATATCACCAATCAGCTTGTCATAATCATCAAGCGACCTTGCATACACAAGACAATTATTGCCCACATCTACTGTGCAAGGGTATTTTTTATTTAAGCTTCCAATCTCGCCTTGCAACCTCTCAATCTCTGCTTTCTGTCGGTTGAAATACTCACATAAACCTATGGCGGTTTCTTTGCTTATTGTAATAGTATTTTTATAGGCTGTTGCACAATGTATGTTGTATAAAGCCTTAAAAATTTCGTTGTCGGTCATAAAATCACTCCTTTACCATTTCAACAATATCGTCTTTTATAAGTTGAAATAATAATTCCAAGCACTCTTTCCTTACAAAACTATCCCAATCAAATCCACTCATCCAAGCATCGTAAAAGATATGCTTAAACCAATATTGCTTTTTACAAGCAACAACACTAAATGTAAAATGTTTTTCCCTTTTATCAATTTCAATTTTGCGACAATAAGAAACAATTTTTCCTGTATCAATATCATATTTAGGCTTAAAGCCATAGTTCAAAAGAATTTCAGCACCAACATTTTCTTTCAGTTTTAAATTTAAACCATAACTCATTCTTCCTCACTCCAATCTAAAGCCTGTCCGCAATATCTACAATAAGGGCTTGAGCCTACCAAAGTGCGACAAGTCGGGCATACTATTTCACGCCTTGTTTTTGCAGGCTTTTCGGTATCTGCTTTTCAAGGGCAATATCAATTAACTTGTGTAATTCTTCGTTATCAACATCTGCCATTGTTGGATTTTCTCTTATTTTTTTAACTTCTTCAAAGGTCATTCTTCACCGCCTCCTAACAGTTCAGGATTATCGTGTATGTTGCCGATAACTGTTTGATAATCGCCTTTAAACCTGTGCATTGTTAGGTTCATATACTTTGCACCTTTTAAACCGAAATCAGCAGACCTTTCATCATAGCAAACAACACCGATAAATATTTCTCGTTCTTTTTTGTTTTCACCGTGCCAAAAATCACGCTCTACCTTTACAATATCCCCCTCAAAAATCTTCGTGCCGTTCTTGTCGGTTAAGCCTGTGTACTGTCCTATACTTGCTTGTTCAACAAAATAATCCTTATTGTTTGCACAAATACAATAGCAGTTTGGACTTTGGCTCAAAAATTCTTCTTCGTTTCCACAATCATAGTTTGGGTGAAATGTTTTCATAATTCCACCAATCACCCACTCGCCGTTGCTAAATCTTTTTCCCCTAAACAAAATCTCTCTCATTCTTCCGTTACCTCGCTTTCAAGCCATTGTTTAATAGCATCGATCCAAGTTATACCTCTACCTGTTATGTTATTTATTGCTTTTTCATATATTTGATTTAACTGTCGTGGCGCACAATAATGGTCTGTATGGTTTGCAAAAAATTTTGTCAATTCGTCAACACTCATATTCTTTATGCGTTCATAGTTCGTCATCTTCTCTTCCCCCTTGTATATTCATATCTTTGTTTATCATAAAGTTTTGAAACGTATCCGCCTTTATGAACTAACCTAAAGCCGTTCTGTTTAATGTCTATTTTTTCTATATCGTGGTAAATGGTATTACATTCAGCTTCGCGGTCCCGTACTGTTACCGTCATTTATGCCACCTTCCTTTTCTTATTTTTCTTTACCCATTTTTCTAAAAATTCTTGCACGTTTTCAGGCGGACGAGAATTATTCATTCCATAGGCCTGCAATATTTTATGGCTTTTAGGGTCGTATTCAACCGTTATGAACGGTGTATCAGGATGTTTTGCCTGCCTTACAAACATTATCCAGCTTCGGCCTTCTGCCATTTTTACATCATAACCCATCTTGCCAACACAATGCCTTAACGCGTTGCCTTCCTTTTTGAGTTCTGATATATCCTTTGCAGAAACTATAACCAATTCACCCTGCGCAATTTCAAAAGCTGAGGCTTTTATTCCTTCTTTTGCAAAAGCTTCATATACTTTCTTCCGCTTTTTACGATCTATTACCATCTTTTGCGCTTCGTACTCATCAATTCTTAAATCGTGCATCCGCTTAAAGTTTTTAGGATATATGTTTTTCGTATCTTCTAAATTAAGTTTAAGTTCTTTTATCGCTTTAAAATAATCGTTATACAGCGTATAGCTAATATTCTTCTTATTGCACCATTCAACGATTTTTATCGGGTTAACGCTTGTCTTTGATAAAGCCGGTATGTATTTATACGCTTGCTTTCTTTTGTATAAAGTTTCTGAAGCCTCACCAATATCAACGTGATTATTAAATGCATATACCGTTGCTTGCGCGCCATATCTGACAACCTGTTCCCTATTTTTACAAAGATAACGTTGAAAACTTTTATCTTTTTCCGCCTTTTTTATAAGGCTTATTTGAATAGGCAAATTAAGTTTGCCAAACATTTCAAGGCTTTTATGCTCTTTATAAATTTTTAAATACTCTATTAGGTCCCCGCCTTTGAATCCGCAGTATGTGTATTCTTCTACAGTTTTAAGTATTTCGGGGTTAATAACGTCGTACCACAAATTGCAACTATCTGCTTCATACCATTTATCGTAATCGTCTTTATCAAAAACTATAAAACTATATCCGCGCGAAGAACAACGTTTTATTTTATTTTCATATACAGGAGTTTTTCCCCACATACTAAAAGTTAAATTTTTAACGTAAACTTTTTCTGTTCCCGTTGTCCTACGTCTAACCTCTGTATATTTCTTCTGACCGTTTTTATACTCTCTGCAAGCAAACGTACGCTCTAATATCTCGCCATCAACAACTGTAAGATAAGCGCAATATTGATGTCTGTTCGTAATATTTGTGCAGTTTGTATCTATCCATTCAAGAACAGGTTGCGGAAAATCCAAAGGTATTTTTAATATATCCATAGCCGCTACCCCAACAAATCAAACAGATTAAGTTGTTCAAACTCTTGTTTAATTTCTTTCTTGGGTTTTTCCTTTGGCTTTGGAGCATCTGCTTTAACGGTTTTTACAAGCGGAGCTTCTTTAATCTTATCACCCTTAATACTGTCTTCTTCAAAAAAATGTATCGCCCATCCAAACACCGTTTTATCTTCTATGCAGGCGCATCCGTTTATCGCAAGCTTTTTAGCTTCGTTTGTTATGTATTTCCAACATTGCTCTAATGTTTTTTTGCCTTCGTTTATTTTGTTTGCAAGAACGTCGCTGACGTTCTGCTCTAAGTAGCCAAGTATTATTTTTTCGTTTGGCGTTTTTGCAGTTAAATTCAATCCTTTTCCCATTCTTTTTATTTTCCTTTTCTTAAAATTTCTTCATATTCCGCGTAACGATGCGATCTTATCGGTCTAACGTACGGATAAGTGTTGAAATATAGTAACAAGCACTCACCGATGTTTTTATAATCATTAACAAACTCAAAACCTATAAGCTCGCCATTTTTAATCCTTTGCTTTATCTTGTTATGATATGGATATATCGTTCTCACCCTCAATAAATTCCAAAAGTTTGTTTAACGCCTTTTCCTGTATTTTGTTCGGCTTATTGCTTTTAATTCGCACGTTAAGGTGTTTCATCCATTTGATTACATCCCTTTGCGCGTTTTTATATCCTTGCTTTAAACCGTCATAATAGCCCTTTGGTGCTTTTGAATTATCAAGCCCTGTCTTACCCTGGCCCTGTCCGCCAACGGTCTTATTTCGCATCTGATATCCTTTGTCAGCGTAAAGTTTTATGTAATACTGTTCTTGCGCATCTAAATCGCTATCAAACCGCATAAAATCAATCTTCCATCCTGTTGGATTCTCAGCGGAATATAAGCCGTGCTTTTTTAATGACAAGTCTATATGCTGATATCCGTTTAAATGATCTGCCAATCTACCAAGTATGTTTTTAGCCTGTCCTACATAGCCATATTTGAATCCGTTTTCTTCTCGGGTAAGCATATATATTCCGCTTCGTTCCGGGCAACCAGGACAAGCCATAAGAATGCGTTTTTGATTTTGTTGCTTAATGGCGTAAATCTGTTTATAGTTCATTTGATGTTCTCCTTAACGGGAATATTTTTTTCATTTCTTCTTGAAACTGCGGATTCATTTCAAAGTACGCATTATACAATAGCGTTCTCAAATATGGCTTGGTTTTAACAACGTTAGTGGAAATACTTTTACACTTTTCAACCGCATACTGAAACACAAAAAAATCAATTTTGTTAAAAACGTCCTTAACGAACTGTGCTTTAATCCGATTCCCGCCGATGATAATTGTTTCATCATCTTTCATTGATTCTACCTCGTCAATAATTAAGCACAAAGAATCAGCGTAATTTTTATCTTCCGTTTCTAAAAACGAATCCGCGCACACGCGCTGTCTTGTCATGTCTTGTCTTGTCTTGTTAATAATATTTATATTATCAACATCAACATCAACATCATTATCAACATCATTATCAATATAGGTATGTTTCGTATCGTTTCGTATCGTTTCGTATACGTTCGTATTCGTTCGTATTTTTTCTTCCCATCTTTTTTCTATATTTTGTTTATTTTTTTCGCATTTTGCTTTGTATTTTTGTTTATCTGCTTCTAATTGCGATTTTATAAAGCTAAATGCTATTTGCAAGGTTTTAGGAAGCGGGATTTCCTTTCCTGACATATCGTATTCACACATCGCTCTGAAGATTTTTCCTAACTCGGCATCTTTAAAATCTTTTAGTGTTTCGTATGTTGTGTAATAAACGATAAAACTTTTCCTTTCTTTGCTCATTGTTTTACAAACTCCCTTGCTGCTTTTAACGACCAACCAACAGATTTAAGCCTGGCAGTTTCTTGCTTTACATATCTTTCAACAAGATGCTTTTCTTCTTCGGTCGGCTTAAAATATCCTTTT